CCAAGCCCAGTCTTTCTTCCTGTTTACTTTGTTCCATTCTTCCGGTGCTGCGTCATCAATACTCATCTTCATCTTCCTTGTCATCCTCTAGTTCTCCGTCTACATCTTCTTCAAAGAAGGCTAAACGGTTAATAAACTTATCTTCAAACCTGTCTAGTAGTTCCTCGGACGTTATGTCCAAGGCTTCCAACAAGTCTTCTGCGTCGTATCTCGCTAAGACACGTTCTCTGACTTCATCCATTGTTAGTGACATGATCTACATACTCATCAACTGTGTAAAACTCAAAGCCTTCCTTGTGGCACCATTGCCCCATTGTAATCTTAGAACCTTTCCTGACCTTCTTGTTAGGGTCAGACAGGACAAAAATTAACTTTGTAGGTGCAATACTATCACGTATTGAGGTGTACTTCTGGGTATCTCCTGTCCTAAAGAAACCTTTAGTCTCTATGTAGTCGCCTGTCTTCTTGTCAACAAAGTCTGGCTTGTACTTCCTGTGCATCACGTATGGTACATCATATGGCTCATACAGGTATCTACCCTTTGGTACTAGCTGAGCAAACTTCTTTTCAAGGCCAGACCTGTAAATACTAGCCCTACGTAATCTCTTGGACTTTAGGCTCATTAACCACCTCCGTTAAGAACCTCGGCCCTGTTGAGTACAAGAATGTACGTAGCTCAGGATAGCAAGCATGTTTGAAATGACAGTAAGAGCAACCTGTAGCCAGCTTCATGTTGCCTGACTTACCATCAGGTACAGGCTGATGGCATAGTTCAGGAGGTTCTTCCTGCTGTACCATCTCCTTTACGTGGACGATACGCTCTGCTATGTCACCTTTGAGAGCTTCATAGACAGGCGCTTGTGTATCCTCTAGGTCATACTTCAGGTAAGTCAAGTGACCGTTAGCTTTGTCCATAGCCAGCCAGCCTACCTGTGTCTCATCTTCAGACTTAGCGTATCCTTTGATTTGATCTATGTACCCAAAGGGGTCATCAAATGCAAGCGTAGCATCTTTGAACTTCTTGAATCCATAGCTGCTGGCTGACTTAACGTCAGTCACTATGCCGTCAATTTTGCAGTCCATGCTACCTGAGATACCTTCTACGGTTGCCTGTGCTTGCTCATGTGTCACTGTATGACCAGCTAGACGCACAAACAGGAGCAACATTTCCTCAATCAAATGACCGTACATAAACTTTACAAGCGTATGTGGCTGCATTTTCTCCTTCGGCCCCACATTGTTGTAATGGTTCCACAGGTATCTATCGTCCTTGCCTATGTTGGACATACGCAACTTGCGCCCATCAAAGCTACCACGACTGGTAAACTCTTTACGCATAAGGTCTTTACATGCTTCACCAAAGTCATCTATGATTTGTTCAGCGTCCACTGACCTATCCGGTGTTTTAGTTTTCACCAAAGCATAAATGTCATCTATCAGGGTGTTAGTCGTTTTCATTGAAGTATCCATCTAGTATTTCTTTAGCTACTGGGGCAGCGATTACAAACCATTCGTTCTTACTGCCATGAGTTTTCCTCAGTAACTCATGTATCTCACTCTCTGCTTTACGCCTGTCATCAGTGTCATAAGCCTTTATCAAGATGTAATCCCTGTATGGGCTACCTGTTTGAAATTGCTTTAGCCTGTCCTCTGCGTCCACTGCCATGCCTATCTTAACCCAGCTAGGGTAAGCAGGACTGTACAGGATGTACACTTGTCCTTGCTTTGAAGTCTTGTAGTTATCTAAAGACTCAAAGGCTGCTTCTCCAAAGGACTTGTATTTTCCGGGCTTATGCAGCGGGTGTGTGAGCGGTATATATTTACCATTGACCCACATCCTTGTTGAGTTAGCCTTTTTTCTCATGGGCTTAACGCAATTGTTACACTGTCTTCTATCTATCTCTTGCCAAGAAGCGAACCAATTATTGTTATTTAGCTCTACACCGCACGTTCTGCACTCCTTAGTGTGTTTCTGCCCAGCTTTCTCCAACTTTGTACTCTCCTGTGAGCTTACAATTGAGTCCCAGTTCAATTCCTGCTGCTTCCAAGCAGGATACTGCGAGTCTTCCGTACTTGTCTGCTTGGTCTGATCTAACTTCTGCTTGTACTTCATCATGGATGTTCCCTACAAAGTAGTAATCAAGACCCCATAGTTTAGCATACTCTTGTAACAAGCACAAGGCTTTTTTCATTACAATTGCACCCGCACTTTGGAGTAAGGTGTTCAAGGCTGCATGTTCTGACCTGATGTGTAGTAGCCTACCATCTAGTCCATTGATCCAACCCTGTACTGCCTCTTGACTAATTCTTCCTTTAAGAGCTGCATATGCTGGGAGATTAGACATAAATCGTTCTCTAAGCACTCTACCAGCACTTGCGCCTCCTCCTGCCACCGTACCAAGTTTTGCGTCTCCAGCGCCGTACAGCAGCGCGTAGATGAAAGTTTTTGCTGAATCTCTTGATTCAAGTCCCGCAAGGTGCTGGTTAGCAGTATGGATGTCTCCTCCAATGACTTCATTCGTATAGTCCTCGTCGTTCATGTAATGGGCCAACATGCGTAGCTCTAGGCCACTAGCATCAAAACCCACAAGTTTATAGCCGTCTCTAGCAATCCAGCACTGTCGGCATTCTTTGCCATACGGTGAGTATCCTGCCGGTACTTGGGCTAAGTTAGGTTTAGAGTGCGTCATCCTGCCGGTTACAGCACCATTGGTGTTAACGTAGCCATGCACTCTATCTGTCTCTGGGTCAGCTTCATCAACCCATGACTGTACCTGTGCTACACGTTTTTGTAACATCAGGTACTCAGCAATCAACGCTGCCTGTGGTATGTCCTTGACAGTAGACAGCACTGCTTCGTCTACCATTGGTTGACCTGTAGGCGTTAGCTTGCAAGGCTCCCATCCAAAGTCAATCAAGTACTCGCCTATCTGCTGTCTTGAGCCAAGGTTAAATGGCTTCAATGCTCTACGCATAAAGGGAGACCTATCGCCTGACTGTTGTACCTGTTGGTATTCATCGTCGGTGAGTCCAACTTTAGACAAGCTGCCATCTTTTTTAGTCTTCGGCACTACCTGTTTAACGTCCACCCACTTAGGCTTAAATACCTTGTGTACTTCGTCCTCCACAACCAGCTTACGCTCCTTCAGGGTAGCAAGCAAGTCCATAGCATGTCGCATGTCCAAGAGCCAGCCATTGCGTATTTGCTCCTGCATGATCCACTGTACTTCATGTTCAAGGTCAATGGACTCCTGCTTAAACTTGCGTAGCTCTAGCTTTAGCTTGTGGTATGCCTTAGCTGTCACATGGACATCCTGCACACAGTAGTCAACCATTTCCTTTGACAGGCATGTCCAGTCATCATGGTCTCCTTTGCCGCCCCATACTGCCAGCTTATGACCACCTTCACGTTGGGGATTAGCAAGTCTTGATAACACCAAGGTGTCCCTGACTCTGCTTTTGTCCACTGTGATGCCCCATAGCTTGTCCAGCACTGGTAGGTCAAAGCCTATCAGGTTGTGCCCTACTACCGGGAAGTCTCCTGTGAGAGCCTGTGAGAGACTGTCACGGTCATAGTGAGCATGTACTACATCGTCCTGCATAGTCACAGCTACCCATATGGTATCAGGGTCAAGACCATTCGTCTCTATGTCAAGAAACATAGGCTTATAGCTCATTGACTGCATCCTCCTTTGGCTTGCTTGTCTCTGACATTCTACCAGTAAAGTTATCGTACTTTAGGTAGCAACAAGCCCCTGTCAAACCTGAGTACCGATTCTTGAGAACACGCACCGTGGTTGTATTGCGTTTCTCAGGGTTATCGTCCTGCTGGTCACGTTCCAAGCCTATCACCATGTCGGATAGCTGAGCGATAGCCTGTGAGCCTCTTAGTTCACTTAGGCTAATCTGCCCACCGTCTTCATGTGCTTTGCCTTGGGTACGCTTTAGGTGTGACACAAGGAACAAGCCTACGCCTAGCTCCTGCACCAGTGACCGTAGCTTGGTCATAATAGCGTCAATGGCTTTGCGCTCATCGGCGTTATCCTGTGCTGATACAACAATGGACAAGTGGTCTAGGAATATCCACTTGCAGTCCAAAGCCTTAGCCATGTACCTGACCCTAGCCAACAGATTGTCCTCGCTGGTGCTACCCCAATGGTCAAACAAGTAGTACCTGCCTGTGCCTAGAGTTTCCTCCCAGATAGGGAATGCCATGTCAGTGTCTAAGTCTTCCTCAAGGTGCAATGGGCAGTCAGCGTGTACCGACATGATTCCCAGTGCTGTCCTTGCTACATCTTCCTCCAAGGCTAGGATTCCAATGTTGTCCTCTGTGGCGTTTAGTAGGTAGTGCTCTAACTCCCGCACCATCTGGCTTTTGCCCATGCCTGACCCTGACGTTATCGTCACTAGCTCATATGGTCTAAAGCCTTTGGTGTAGACGTTCAAGCCCTGCCAAGGATAAGGTATTGACTTTACCTTGATCTTGTTAGTTAAGGCATCCCATGTGTCACTACCCTGAACAATGCCGTCAGGTTGATACACTTTGGCATTCCACCATGCGCCGGTAAAGTCTCGCACCTTGTTGGCTACTAACATTTCGTTAGCGTCCTTCAAGGGTAGCTTTACTATCTTCAGCTTGCTTGGTGAGAACAAGTCCTTGATGTCATCCACGGCCTGTTGGCCTGCCTTGTCAGCATCAAAGCAAACCACCACATTGTCATAACCTTCTAGGAAGTCTAGGTTTTCTTTTATCTCCTTGGCTGCTGATGATGCACCGTTACGCAATGAGACCACATCCCACTTACGCTCAAACATCTCAGACACGCTGAGAGCGTCTACCTCGCCTTCTGTGATGGTTATGTACTTACCCTTACCTTTGCACGTCTGTTGACCAAATAAGCCCACATTGGTGGTTATATCGCCTGTAACGTGAAAGTCTTTGGTTTTCACATGGCGTATCTTTGTGGCCTTTAGTTCGTCACTATCAGTGCTGTAGTATGGGTATATGTGCTTTGCTATCTCACCGGCAGCGTTGTACTCCACCATGACACCGTACTTTCTACACGTCTCTTGGCTAAGTCTTCTGTCGGGTATAGCTGCAACAACACCTGATGATGTCATATCTTCCAATGGCCTCCTTGGTTGGGGCTGTAGTGTTACTACATTGCCATTTGATTGTTCGTGATGACCGCAACCTGCTGAAAAGCAATGCGCTGACCCGCTGGTATAGCGAGCCAGTGCATCTTTAGAACCACATTTGGGACATGGTTCATGCCTTACAAACGGATCATCTTTGCCGTGCCTATAGCTCTGCATCTATCCCACTACTGTCCTCGGCTACCTCTACTACCCTAATAGCATTAAGGTATGTAGGTGTGCCGTGTACAGGGTGCGGAGTGCCTGTTTTGTAGCTTAGGCGTACCACAGAACCCCGTGGGATGTTACCCACAAAGGGTTGATCGTTAGCATCAATCACCTTGACGTTGAACTTACTAGCAAACTTGCGTTGCTTGTCTCCATTGTAGTCCTTCAGCTTTACACCTTGTTCAGACAAGATCTGTGCGTTTTCATCGTCCAAGGTTACAGTTAGGGTATACCGTCCTGTGTCCTGTCCGTTATACACCTCTGTGCTGTCCAAGTGAGCGAATGCTGCTTTACCACTTACTACTGCCATGTTATCTACCTCTAAAGTTTACTTAAGTTAACTAAAGAGAACTAAAGATATATCATAATGATTAACATAATGTTTACCTTTGTTCTCTTTAGAATACTAGTATAGCATTATTTTCCTTGTGTCAACCTCCTCACCTCTAAAAGTTTGTTATACAATTCTTGGACATCGTTATCTTGCACCTTTTGCTCCGGGAATCTAGCTTTGATCGACTCCACATTGCACGGGTGGCATAGATCACCTTTATCGGTGTCCTCCATGAGTGCATCACATGCCTTGCATCGCATGTCAATGTACCTCCTGTGACTCATTGCCTACCAATTGCGCGTACATGGCCTCTAATTCGTCCGTAGGGCGACTTTCAAGGTCTTGTGATAGGTAAGCACTGCACATGGCTAACATCTCTGAAACAGCCATTACGTTGAGCCTGTACTCACCTAGAGTGTTTACGATCATGTCACGCCTTTGTTGCTCTGGGTCTGGTTCTTGGTCATCCGTCACGTCTTCCTGCCAGTATGTTGTACTCATGCTGCTAGTATCCTGCTATAGTTTTCCTTCAAAAATTCCATTTCTTGACCAATTTCTTCAAAATCCTCATACGAAATATCACACCACGAGCAGTTTATAAGCTCCATAGTCATTCCTTGTTCCTCAAATATCTCACTGTTTGTACAGAAAAACATAACCCCACCGTCGCCATCTGTGTACAAGCAGCTAACATACGTGTAAGCATATCCTTCTGTTTTGCCGTCTATGTCTAATTCTTTCCATGTTATATCACGACTGTAATACTTGTAATCCGGTTCTAAAGTGCTAATCCATCTGTAGTATTCTCCAATATCCTTAAAGCTATGGTTACTTATTTTGTTAAGTATTTCTTCTTCTGTTAATTCTTTTTTACTCATTTCACCACCTCAGTTAGCCCATGCCAGTCATTAATCTTCAAGCCTGCTAGCGTCCTGTCATGTGGTATATACCATGACCGTAAGCCAAGGTGCAATCCAGTGTAGCATCGGCCTCTTGTGACTCCATAGCGGGTCTTTTCTTTGCGTAGTCTGTAAATCATTATTTTTTATCCTTACGGGTTGCTTTCTTTTTTCCTGTGTAGCATGAGACGCACTGTAGCGCCTCGGCATCTTTTGCAAGTAGTTCTGTGGGCTTGAGTGTACCACAAGTATTGCATGGTTGCACTGTCATAGTTGCTCTACCTCCATCACATCACTATCTAGAACGTCAGGTATAGCTTCTGCCTTTCTGTTGGCTACCTTTGCCAAGTCCCTTGCATCGTCTAGGCTGTACGCTCTGACTGTTAATTCTACAGTGACCACGTATTCCTGTGGCTCTGTGTATCCTTCTGCGTCATGTAACGCCTCAATTGCGCCAGCGTCTGCGCGTTCTCTTGCTGTGTCTATGTTGCCAATTACTTGCCCTAGTGTATTAAATAAATCCATTTCTTTTGTTCCTTAGTTAGTAAGTCCGATTAGCATAGCCCAGACAATCCAAACAAACAAGACCCCGGACAGCATGACGCTGCCGTTTGTCGTTGCCCTATAGATTGCTTCTTGTCTTCTTTCTTCTTCTCTTTCTTCGCGTATGGTCTTTGTGTAGTCTTTTCGCATTATTTTAGGTCTCCCCTAGTGAATCCAAAGCGAGCCAAGGACTGCGCAAGGTGACGTTCTAGCACCTCGGCCTGGCTAATTTCTTCCTTTGTCCTTCGCTCTATGTCGCTGTGGGCTATCTGTAGGCGCATATCGGGCAATTCGTCGCGGAAAAGTCTCACGTTAAAGAATGGCCCAGCGGCGCTGTCTACTGTTTCTATGGTGGCGAATGTGTCGCCTATGGTGTTTGTTGCGGTTCTTATCACGATTCTTGTAACTCCAATTTCACTTCTTTATCTGTTAGTTTTGTCACTAGTCTGCTATATTCGCTGACAGTGAAACAACCGGCGTTGTAAACACGCTCAAAGCTACGATCTAATCGGCTAAGTTCTTCAATTGTGTTTGCCTTCTTTAAGCGTTGCAAGGCTGTCTTATATTCTTCTGACATGGTTACGCCTCCCCTACTAGGTTGTAAAGATCATCTTGTGGCACTAATTCAACAGAGTCAGAAACAGAAGCAAGCCATCGGTTAAGGTGTTTACTAGTTGTAACAGACCATTTCTTTTCTGTCCGTATGTAGCGCCCAGAAGCTAGCATCGCTGCAACTGGTGTCTCATAGCTGAAGAATACAACAGAGCCACAAGGCAAGCTAAGCTCTGTTTGGTTTGCTGCAAGTTGTCGTAGTTTCATTTTGTTAGATCCTCTTTGGTTGTGTTGTGGAGCCATTGTGCCCATCGACTACCACAAAGACAAGAAGTTTCTTAGATCATTTGGTTATATTCAATTGGGTGCTTATGTCTACTTGAGAGAACCTTAGAGCCTACTATATAGACACACACTCTCTCAAGTTCTCTTAAGTCCACTCAAGCAAACCGTTAGACTACCTCGCGCCCCTAAGTCTAACTGTTGTACACTTTAGCATACCTTAGTCTAACTGTTGGGCTTAGTGGTGCGCCTAAGTCTAACTGTTGTACTCTGGTGTGAACCTTAGACTAACTGTTGGGACATGGGGCTAACAATAAAGGTACGGGGGGCCGCTGGCGCTGCTGTTAATTATTGTAGTAGGCACTCAAGTTCTCAAAAGTAAAAATTAGAAAACTACAGTAAAATAATAAAAAAGTAAGTAGTTACTAATTTATGTAACCTCTTGAATACACAAGAAAAGTTAAAACTTAGATCAAGTCAAGAAAATAACAGTAAAAAGTACTTGACAAATGCTAAAAAATATGCTATAATAAATAGGTATTCTTAGATAGCTTAAGGTAAATACATTATGGATAATCAAGATGATCCTCCTAAGCAGCAAGATGCGCACAACGGAGTTGTTAAGCGTAAGCGAGGTAGACCAAGGAAAGGAGAGATAGTCAATAAGACTACTGGCTCTAGAGGTAAGGTAGGTAGACCTAAAGGTGATGCTTCAATTATCAATGAGTATAAAGCTAGGATGTTAGCTAGTCCTAAGTCTCGTAGAGTACTAGATAGTATATTTGATGCAGCACTAAATGATGACCATAAGAATCAAGCAGCAGCTTGGAAGCTAGTTATGGATCGTATGCTGCCCTTGAGTTACTTTGAGAAAGATAGTGCCGGTGGGCGCTCAGCAGTATCCATTACAATCTCAGGTATAGGTAGTGGCTCAGTTGAGACTGATGTTACACCTAATGACCCTATAGAAGGAGAATACACAGATGTTTAAGTACTTCAGTAGGGATG